AATAGATGAGTCGGAAATTGACAAATACATAGCAAAGGGTTGGGAGATAGTTGAATGAAGCAAGATTATAAGTATGATATTAGGATTTGTGAAACCTGTAAGAACGAATTTAGACCATTTCAAGAAGCACAAACACATTGCTCTATGCAATGTAGAATGGTTACATCAAAATGCGTTCAGTGCAAGGTTGAATTTTCGCATTTTTATAAACGTAAAAGAAAATTTTGTTCTAGATTTTGTTCGAATGAAAATATTCAGAAAAATAAGAATGCAAATCTTAAAATAATTATATGTACCAATTGCGGCATTGATGTTCAAATACGTAAAACTAATACGCATACAAAATATTGTAGTAGAAAATGCAAAGATTTATATCAGCGGATATTATTTGCCAACGAAGGTAATCCGAATTTTGGAAATTCAAAATTAAAAGGAATTCCAAGAACTCCAGAAATGGTAGAAAAAATTCGTATTGGAGTTACTAATACGTGGAAAGATCCAATGCGACTGATTAAACATACTGTAGCTAGAGAAAGATATAAACTAAAATATGGATATTATCCCATGCACAGCCCAGAGTCTAGAGCAAAATCTGCGAAATCATATCTTAAAGCTTTAATGGAAGGAAGAGTACGAACTGTAACTCACGGAAAATCTGGGTATTATACATCGACTAAAACAGGAATTCAAGAACATCATCAATCATCCTATGAGTTATTTAGAATGAAAGAATTAGACAATGATGATACTGTGAATTATTGGACTAAAAAGCATCATATTTGTATATCGTTGGGACCAAATCGCCATTATTTGCCTGATTTTTTAATTGAATATGTGGACGGCACAACAACTATAGAAGAAGTTAAAGGATATGTTAGAGACAAAGATTTATTTGCATTGCAAACTGAAAAAGCTAATTTATATATAATTGAGAATGATATTGATAATTATCGTATTAATTACATGAAACATCTTAAAACACCATGGCGAAAATTAAAATAAGAAAAACATATCCGGCAATAGAATTCCCAGGAAGTCTTATTCAACAGAACTTCGGCGAGGAATTAAATCATGGATTTTTAGTATGGGATGTACCTAATAGAAAATCCGAATTTATTCATATACCAAACGAAATAGGATATGCTACAATTGAAATTGATAATGGTAAATTAGTAACTGATTTAACTGATTTTTCACAATTTAAACAGTTAAGAGCTCGATTAAAATATTCAAATACAACCGTTGAACAACTTACTAGCATAATTGCTAAATTAAGTAAGAAATTCCAATTACCCGAAATTGTATATCATCGACAAAATAGCCTGGAATCAATTGATTCGAGTAAAAACATATCAGGTATACTAGGGGATATTAGAAACGTGGATTATCAGAATAAATTATTATTAGAATTCTTAACTCCCCGTGGCGCTACTAAAAAAGATTTGGATTTAATATACAATATTAACCGCGAAAATAATACAAAGAATAAAATATCCGGAGTACGCAATCATATATGGAAACCGAAACGATTTGAATTTTCGAATATGTTTTCCTACGGTGAAGATAATGTGGTAGATTTTACCAATTTTTCTGGAACGTACGGAATATTTGCACCCAATGCCTCAGGTAAATCGGCAGTGTTAGATTCATTAATGTTTTGTTTATATGATAAAACCAGCAGAACTTATAAGGCAAAGCATATATTAAACAATAAGAAAAAGGAATTTTCATGTCGTTTAAATTTTGAATTAAATGGGCTGGATTTCTATATTGAAAGAATAGGGCAATATGTAGATAGAAGCGATAATGTAAAGGTCGATGTATTATTTTATTATGTAAATGAGGACGGTCAGGAAATTTCTTTAAATGGAGCAGACCGGGACGAAACTAATAAATTCATCCGTGAATATATTGGAACGTATGACGATTTTATTTTAACTACATTATCTTCCCAAACCGATAACCAGAGTTTTATTGATAAATCTCAACGGGACAGGAAAGAATTGTTGTATAAATTTTTGGATCTATCAATATTCGAAACGTTGTATAAATCTGCAAAGGAAGATATCCGAGATATTGAGGTATTAATTAAGTCTTTAAAGAATGTTAATCTACATACCGAATACAATCGAATTAAAGACGAATTAACCATTTTTAAATTCCAAAAGAAAACTTTACGGGAAACTATTATAATATGTAAGCGGGATATTAAATCATTACAATCGGAAATTAATACCAAAAATCGTCAAATTCGCACAATTAAATCTGGAAATATTTCAATAGAAGATGTAGAAAAATCCATCAATAAATATAAAAAAGAATTGATGGAATTAATGTTAAATGTGCAGGAATATGATAAGAATAAAATACAATATGCGGAAGAAATAACCCAATTAGAAACAAAAATAGCAACTATCCAAATTCAAAAACTATTTGAAAATGATGAGCAGCGTAAAAAAATATCTGGAGAAATAACTTCTTTGCAAACGGAAAAAACTAAATTAGAATATCAAATTGAAATATGCGATCATAAATTACAACAATTAAATGACCACGAATATGATCCTAATTGTGAATTTTGTATTAAAAATCCGTTTGTAATTGACGCGCAAACGGCACAAAGTCATAAAATAAATTATTTAAATTTAATCACTGAATTAGATATAAAGATTTCCAACTTGCAATCCCAATTGGTGGAAATTCCGGATAGTACAACCGCAATAAAGGAATATACTATTCTAACTAATACATTAAATACTCAGCAAAAGAAATTGCAGGAGATTACTAATAAAATAGAAACTTCGAAAAAAACAGGGCTACAATTAAACACCAAATATAAAGATCTAGAAAATACTAAATTGGAATATTATGCCAATCTAGATACAATTGAAGCGAATTCGCAACTATTAACAGATATAAAGAGTATTAATAATTCCGTTAAAGAATTGGAAGCAACATTGCAAACTCAATTAAAAGAATTATCTTCAATTGACGCTAATATTATTTATCATGAAAAGGTAAGTAAAGATATTCAGGCTCAAAAGCAACAATTATTTGAATTATCAACCAAATATACCGCGTATGAATATTATCTGCAAGCTCTTTCCCGGGATGGAATAGCGTACGATTTATTGACAAAATCCATTCCTGTTATTGAAACGGAAGTCAATGATGTATTATCGCAAATGGTCGATTTCCGAATTAAATTGGAAACCACTGAGGATAATTATATCTTAGCATATATTGTGTATAATAACGAAAAAACATGGCCGGTAGAATTAACATCGGGAATGGAAAGATTCTTATTATCCATTGCATTTAGAGTTAGCATGATTAAAATAACATCATTATCCAGGTCAAATTTCTTAGCATTGGATGAAGGTTTTGGAGTATTAGATGCTGATAAAATATCTTCGATTAATTTATTGTTCGAATACCTAAAAGCAGAATTTCAATTCCTATTATGTATTAGCCATATTGATTCAATGAAAGACTTGGCAGACCACTTAATAACCATAGATACTATATCAGGTTATAGTAAAGTGTCATTAGAATAATATTTATTAGTAATGGATAGACAGAATACTGTAACTGATATTAGACCTTTTATTAATAATTCATATATTGATAACAATTCCTCGTTCTTTCAAGTATACGATTTTCCTAAAAAGTTTGGTATTGGTAAAAATTATTTTAGACTGCAAGCTAATAACGAAATGCTTGTTAAGGGCACGTCTATCTATATCAATATTTATGATGCTAATAATGATCGAGTTTATTACGAGGTATTAAAAACTAAAGGTGAAGACAATTCTAGAATAGTTGTAGTATATATAACTCCTGAAACTGCTCCTGGAAATATAACAATATACATCGCGGGTACGACGGATGTCATCCATCCTATCAATATAATGTGGATTGGGCAATTTCCAATATCATTAAAATCTACAACTACTTCCAATATATTCTTTGAGAGTTATCCAATTGTAGAAGTTACCGAAAGGGTAGCAGTATATAAAGAAAAGACAGCAGGAGTAAATCATTTAATTACAAAGAACGGTGCCTCGGGAAATAAAATATCAATTCATCCGATACAATCCCCAATTGATTTTACAGGTGATACTAAATTTGCATTAGATGGAAATGAAAACAGGCAAAAAGAACCCGTAGATTCAGATTCCGTAAGTAAAGTATTCTCAACCACTTCTGGTAATCAAAATGTAACATTTGGAAAATCTATAGAATCTAGACAACTTCCGGAATTTAATCCATTACCTGTTATATCTACAACATTACCATTCTTTTCAAAGAGTATGGAAGGCGGCGAGTTGATAATTAAAAATATATCATTAGCAAGTAATCAGCCAAGAGATGTTTCAAATATTACCGCCTTTGCAAATATTCCAACCTTTACTGCAAATATTATAGAGGTAATAGATTCGAAAAAGGCAAAGGTTGATCAAGCATTTTCGGAATTAATAGAATATGAATTAATTGGTGGTGGTAGAAATAAAATATCAATTAATCAATTTTCTAATCATTCGAATTTTACAGCCAGTTATTATTCTAAACCTACCTTAACTAATGCATTATCCAGCGAATCATTTGCGGCAATTGATTTTAAACAATTAACTCCCGCTGCTGGAAATATAGATAAAATAAGAATTAAATACAAACCAATTGGATCCTTTGGCGATTATGTTGATACTGGTGAATATTCCATAACTCCAATTAATATATTATCCGATCGTTTAGTATACGAATTAACTGATAATTTGGGATTCATTGAAAAGCCAATTGGCGCTCCTGAAAGTATTACCGATATTAAAAATTATTGGATTTCTGGATCGGTTGGCGGGACTATATCTTGTGCATATTCGTCGAATAATCCGGGTGGAATATCTATAACGAACACCGTTACCGGTACCGCTAATTATGGATTTATTAGATCGAAATCTCCATATTATTTTGAAGGAGTAGAAAATACCGAATATACTTTAAAATTAAATTATGTATCGGATTCCGATTCTTTAACATCTCCGCAGATTGACATATATGTATCCGGTTCTGGAATTGCGTCAGGTATTGTCAATAATTCAAAAATAGCATCACCATTAAAAATATTAAATTTTGGTACATATATTAATTCAATAACACCCGCGGCAAATAAACGCGGATTATCGGAATTTAAATTTAAAGTATTAGATGATGGATTTTTAACATTATCATTTGTTTTAAGATCTGGTAACTGGACGTTATCAAATATCGAAGTATTACCAACAGCAGAAATTGGTATTACGCCCAATCAATATAGATTAAATATTCCAGTACAGAAATTAAGTGTCAATTCTGAATTAACACTACTGACGGAATATTACGGGAATGATAATATAAAAGCATCCGCGCAAAGCCAAATTCGTGGAGTTTATTTTTCCGGATCATATAGACAATCTGTAAGCAATACTAGCAGTCTAGTAACTAAAACCACATTCAATAATTATACAGGATCTCGATACGGAGCAGTAACTTTAAATTATGTGGGTAATTTAATTGGTAAATCCAATGCACCAAAAATGATTGGATTAGTAGCATTTCCAACACGAGCAATTGTTACTAGTTCGTTTTTATACATTTCGTCTTCGACCCCATTCCAAAAAATTAATTTCTACGTAACTTCGGGTAGTATATATGAACCATATAACCCCAGTGAAGATGTTGGAGAATTTAGAGCGGGTAAAGATGTAGGATCATTTGAAATATTTACGACTGCAAGTTTAAATTATACAGGATCGGTGGTTACAACTTCCGGCTGGAAAGTGGTAGGTAATACTGTTTATGATACAATTAAATTATTTGCATCATCCTCCGGAGCAACTCAACCAGACAATAATTGTAAAATAATATTCGGATTAATATTTAGAGCGAAATAATGCCAACACTTACATATTTATGGGTACCACCAGATTCATTGGTAGATTTAGGAAATAATGCTAATATAGCATTTATAGAAACCGTGGATCCTCAACCAATAGATGTATGGGAATTTTCATCCACCTCCGTTGTCAATTCGAACGAATCTGCACGAAAAACAGCGACAGGATTTACTTGGGAATCTTTAGGCATTCCTCCTGGCTCTACAGTAAATTCGATTGATATAACGGTAGTTAAATACTTGGTAAATAATACTAATTTAAATACGCATAGACTGCGGGTTCGATTGGTAGATTCATCAGGTAATAATATAACAACACCTTCGTCGCCGTTTGATGCTACATTGGGTAATACCTTAGATTCTGGTTATGTATCTGTAGGCGACGTTAATGGCGCATTATCTATAGGACCTTCTTATCAGGCATCTAATACGGATATTCGATTGGAATTACAATTAAATTTAAGAACCGATGCCGGCTCGCCTAATTATTTAATGTGGATATCTGGCTGCGAATTAACTATAGTTTATACCGATCCTGTAATTCAAGCGTATGCATATAATATGATAACTACTCCATTTTTTTAAAAGATAAATATGAAAACATTAGTAATATATCCAGGAAGATTCCAACCATTTGGCAAACACCATTTTGGAGTATATGAAAATCTTAAAAAGAAATTCCCAGATGCTGATATTTTTATCGCTACTAGCAATATTATTAATAAACCTAAATCTCCATTTGGATTTGATTTAAAAAAGGAAATTATCGAACAATATGGTGTTCCTGGAAATGATATAATAAAAGTAAAAAATCCGTATAAATGTGAAGAGATAATATCAAGAGTGGATCCAACCACTACTGCGATAGTATTTGCATACGGATCTAAGGATATTGACCGTCTATCGACGGTTAAAAAGGATGGAAGCCCCGGATACTTCGAGATATACGCAGATTCCGCCCCTCTCCGCCCCTTAAATGAGAAAGGGTATATTATACCCGTCGAACATATAGATCTCCTCGTAGGCTCAAAGGAAATGAGCGGTACGACCCTTAGGGACTATATTAAAACCGCGAGCCCTGAGGAATTCAAAGAAATTATGGGTTGGTATGACAACGATATTTATACGGAAATAAAAATGGAACTAACAGAAAATGACAAATCTTGTTTTTTTAATTTAATTACAGAAGGTGGTGCTGGAGGACATATGAAGCATCCCTTCGATGATCGCAATCTTACTTTCGGAGAAATTAAAGATATGATTGAAGAATTTCTAAGTGGCGATTTAAATGTGGTAAAGGAAGTAAGTGAAAAATTGGATGGACAAAATCTAATGGTAACTTATAAAGATGGAGAAGTAAAAGCGGCAAGAAATAAAACTACGATTATAACTCCAATGTCGATGTCTGAATTAAAAACAAAATTCGACGGTCGAGGAGAAATATACGATGCATTTTCTTCCGCAATGACAGATCTTACAATTGCATTGTCATCTATTAATAAAACCCAATTAGAAGCCATTTTTAATAATGGGTTGAATTTTATTAATTTGGAAATATTGTATCCGCCGACAAAAAATGTAATTGATTATGGAGATCAATTAGTTTTGGTATTTCACGGGATTACTAAATTTAATGAGCTTGGAAATAAAGTAGGAGAAATAACTTCTGCCAATTCAATTATTCAACAGATTGTACACGATATAAATGCCGACACTGAAACTAAATTTAAATTCTCCGCGGGTAATATTCCAGATCTTCAACGCATTCCCAATTTTCAAAAGAAGACAAGCGATATTATTAGTATTGTAAATAAACTGCAACAGGACCAGTCATTAACTGATTCACATACTATTGGTGATTATTATAGATCCTTTTGGGATAAATTTATCGATTCCCAAAAATTGGGATTGGATCCTGAGATGAAAAATATTTTAGTCAACCGTTGGGCAAATGACGATAGAAGTGTAAAATTAACTAGAAATACATTTAAGAATAATTTGGAAGTTGTAAAGAAATTGGAAGCAAATATTGTGCCAAAATACAATATGAAATTGTATTCTAATTTGGAAATAATCTTTCTTAAAGTGGGTACGTTGGTATTAGAAAACCTAACTAATGTATTATCAGCCAATCCAGATAAGACGGTTCAATTTATTAAATCTGAGTTGGAAACAATAATTGCAAATGTTAGATCATCCAATGATCCAGCTGGATTAGCAAAAGTCAATAAATATTTAAAGAAATTAAATGTTATAGGCGGAGCCAATTCAATAGTACCTACTGAAGGATTGGTATTTACTTATAAAGGCAAACGGTATAAATTAACTGGAACCTTTTCACCTGTAAATCAGATATTAGGGTTGTATAAATTTAAACGGTAATGTAATTATATATATTATAATAAACTAAAGGAATAAAATGAAATCTAAATCACGAGCTTTAATACAAAAAATAATTTCTGAAGAGCTATCAAGTTCAGGAATATCTGCTGCTAGAGATTCAATCGCAGCTTCTCGCCAACCTCAACCTGAAAAAACCGATCTATCTAAAGTAAAAGTTAAAGTGTTTTTTAACAAACTTCAAAAGAATGAAGGATTAATGCAATACTTAGATTTTAGGAATCCCGTTGAACAGGCTGAAGCAATTATTAAATTTGCATCGTTAGTGGGAGTGCCCACCGGTAAGATCCCAGCAATTATAGCTAGTTTCCGTCAATTGAATGCGCCCACTAAAAAATAAAATATGAGTAGTAAATTACGAAATATTGAAGCATTAAATAAAATGCTTGATGGTTCTCATAGAACTCAAACCAGAAAAACGTATTCAGCGGATTTAACGCCTAAGCCGCAAATAATCCGAAATGTAGGAGATGTTTGGGAAGAAGTGCATCCTATAACCGGAATAGTTACCGTTTGGGAACAGAAGCAAGGTTTCCGTGTAAAAAAATCTGCGGGTTCTGATTCTATAAATGCGCATCGAGATTTGATGCATTTTCCAAATTGTGAAGAAGATTGCGAGAAAAAAAGAATCGGAGATTTTGGCCATGGTGATAAAATAATGAATCGGAAGACTGGTAGATGTATTGATTGCCAAGCTAAATTCGAGGGTGCATTAAAATATGCTGGAAAGTTCAATGAATATGCAAAAGAGAAAATGAAGTCGAATGCGGAATCGTTTTTTAAAGACGCGGACGTTGAGGTTGAAAAAATCGTAGAAACATTTAAAGATGTTAATTATGCCAACGAAGATGGTTCATTGGATAAATATGATATGGTTGATCCGGAAGCGTACACCCAACATATATTAGAAGAATATAATAAATTTAAACACCAAATATTGGATTCATTTGATGAGCAGCCTAGTTAATTTATACGAAGATATATTACAAGAATCCGAGGAACAGGATTTAAAATTGGCATTCGATGTATTAGCCCGTGATATTGATCAAGCTACTCAAGATGCTGAAGACGAAGTACAGGAAGGCGTTACAACTATAATTGGATTAGTTTTATCTGGACCGTTTATAGTAAAAATGTTTGGTAAATTTGTACGGTTCTTAGAAAAGAAAATTGCTCAAATTAAAAAAGAAGAGCCAACCCAAGCAGGAAATAGAATATTGGCCTTTGCGGATAAATTTCATCATGTAATAATGATCCCATTTCTTAAGTTGGCAAAATTAATGGTTAAAGAACCTGCTAAACAAAAGAAATTGGCTAATTATATGTTCCACGGAACTATAGGATTATTATTAATTCACGGTGGAATTAAAATAGCAGCCGCATTGGAATCCGCCACTGTCAATCCTGCGTTGGCAATGGATTTGGCAAAAAATGGAATTAAAAGCACAGAATTAATTTCTGGAATTAAAGATATAATTAGAGCCAGCATGGTAAAGATTGGTGAAGATGTTGGAGAATTTACAAGTTAAGGAGTTATTATGAAAGGTAGTGGCTGGATTGTTATATTATTGATAATATGTTTAGCGGGATATGGATTATTCATTTGGCAATATTCCAGGGCAAAAAAGATTGAATCTGAAGCATTAGAAAAAGTAAAAATTGAAGTAGCAGCAGTAATTTCTCAGCGAGATAGTATTGAAGCTGCGAAGACAATAACATTGGAAGAATTAAAATTAAATCAAAAAAATCTAGCAGCCTTAATTAAGCAATTGGAATCAATTAAAAAAGATTCAATTTCGGTTGAGGATGCAAAGAAAAAATTGTGGAGTATATAAGATGAAACTACTAGTATTTATTTTACTAATTATTCCTGCAATTAGTTTTACACAAATTCAAGATACTACTTGCTTTACTAATACCCAAGTGCAACGCATCGCGATGACAATGGATTCTTTAAATAAAACGGTTGAAAAGCAAATTGAAATTATAGACGAGCAAACTACTGTAATTAAAATGCAGGAAACTGTAAATGTTCAAAGTGAAATGCTATTAAAGATGCGAGCCAATGAAGTTGAATTATTAAATGGCGCATTGGACCATGCATTAGGATTGAATACTAAAATAACAATGAAAGAAAAATGGTACGATAGTAAATATATGTACTATATCTACGGAGCACTTACCATATATGGAGGTGCATTGGTAGTAAGTCTGGTGAGGTAATTAATGGCGACTACCGACTTACGGGAAATAATAAAAGAAGAATATAAACGGTCCGCAGTAGATCCTGCCTATTGTTTAAAAAAATACGGTGTAATTCAACACCCTATCAAAGGTAAAGTTAAATTCAATCTTTACCCATTCCAAGAAATAACATTAGCTAATTTTATAAAGCATAGATTCAATATAATATTGAAATCTAGGCAGATGGGGATATCAACCTTAGTTGCGGCGTACGCACTTTGGAAAATGATGTTTAATCCAGATTATAATGTATTAGTAATTGCCACGACCCAAAACGTAGCAAAAAACCTTGTACAAAAGGTTAGGTTAATGCACAGTAAATTGCCTACGTGGATGCGCGGGCAAGTTATTGAAGATAATAAAATGGCATTAACTTTAAAGAACGGCTCAACTATTAAAGCCGTTTCCGCAGCAACCACAGCTGGTAGATCGGAAGCATTATCCTTATTAATTATCGACGAAGCAGCATTCATTGAGAAATTCGAAGAAATTTGGACTTCTGCACAAATGACATTGGCTACTGGTGGAGATGCAATATTATTATCCACTCCGAATGGTGTCGGTAATCTATTCCATCAAATATGGGTTAAAGCCCAATCCGAAGAAACTATAGAAGGGTTGGATAAATTTAATCCCATCCAATTAAAATGGGATTTACACCCAGAGAGGGATATTGTTTGGAGGCAGCAACAAGATGAAATTCTAGGACCAAGGCAGGCTGCTCAGGAATGCGACACTGACTTTTTAAGTTCGGGTGCTACAGTTATCGAACCGCAAATATTAAATTGGTATGATAATGATTCTGGGTATATTAAAGATCCTATCGAAAAGCGAGGACCTGGCGGAGATTTATGGATATGGCAGTATCCTGATTATAATAAAACCTATGTATCAATTGTGGATACTTCCCGCGGCGATGGTTCGGATTATAGTACAATTAATATCTGGGACGTAGAACGGGTAGAACAAGTAGCAGAATACAAAGGTAAATTAACTCCAACAGATTTAGGAATAATGGCAGTTAATATATCCAGCGAATATAATAATGCATTATTAGTAATTGAAAATACTGGTATAGGAATGGCAACGGTTCAAGTTGCATTAGATAAACATTATAAAAATCTATTTTATTCATACCGGAACGATCCATTTTTGGATGATAATATCCAATTAAAAAAGATGCATGATTTAAAATTAAAAGAGGATATGATTCCTGGGTTTACAAATTCACATAAATCCAGACCAATTGTAATATCCAAAATTGAAACATATATTAGTAATAAAGATGTAATTATTAGATCGAAGAGAACCATGCAGGAATTATGGACGTTCCTGTGGATTAATGGTAGAGCTGAATCCCAACGCGGATATAATGATGATTTAGTATTCCCGATAGGTATAATGCTATATGTAAGAGATATCGCGTTAAAACTAAAACAAATGGGTATTGAAATAACAAAAATGGCCATATCAAAAACTTTCAAGTCCGTTTATGTACCGAAGAGATCAGGAGCCGATCAATGGCGAATGCAAGTTGGTAATAAGAGCGAGGATTTGAAGTGGCTTTTATAATTATTAGTAAAATATATTTATGGCAACATTTAGAGAATTTCTAACAAGGGTATTATCCAGCAGAATTGTGGTTCGAAGAACTGGCCACGGATTAAAAATTGGTGATGTAAATAATCTCCAATCTACTGGAAACCCTCATACATCTGGTAGACGATACAAATGGAAGACAAGTAAAAACTTCTACGCGGGTTATGGTTATGGAATGCCCGCAGAACAAATTCAATTTAATAGGCAGGGAATTTACGTTGATTATGAATTAATGGACAGCGATGCATTTATATCAAGTGCATTGGATATTTATTCAGATGAATGCACAACCAAAAATGAACACGGTGATATTCTAACTATTACAACTGATAATGAAGAATTAAAAAAAGTACTCCACAATCTATTTTATGATATTTTAAATATTGAATATAATTTATGGGCCTGGATCAGAATGGCTTGTAAATACGGGGATTTCTTTTTATATCTGCAAGTTGAAGAAGAATTTGGTATTACTAATGTAATTCCAATACATCCTATATTCATAGAACGGGATGAATATTCCAGGGAAGATGAAGGTGTAACACAATTTATATATTCAGGAGAAGGCAGTTCTAAAATGATGAAAAACATTTTCGAATCATACGAAATTGCCCATTTCAGAATGTTAACCGATTCAAACTTCCTTCCATACGGAAAAAGTATTTTGGAAGGAGCCAGAAAAGAATTTAAGAAATTATCCTTGATGGAAGATTCTATGTTAATTCATAGAATAATGAGAGCACCAGAACGTCGAATTATTAAGGTTGACGTTGGAGGGATTGCTCCTGAGGAGGTTGATGGATATATCGATGATGTAGCAAATACAATTAAAAAGGTACCATTAATTGACGAAGCTACTGGCGAATATAATTTAAAATTCAACGTAATGAATATGATGGAAGACTTTTATCTTCCAGTACGTGGCGGTGAAAGTGGTACCAATATTGAAACATTACCTGGATTATCCAACGAAGGTCAAATAGAAGATATTGAATATGTAAGAAATAAAATGCTTTCATATTTAAAAATACCAAATGCCTATTTAGGTATTAATACTGAGGGTGGAGAAGGTAAGGCAACGCTAGCAGCGGAAGATATAAGATTTGCCCGCACCATAGAACGAATCCAAAAAATCATCGCGGGAGAATTATACAAAATGGCAGTTGTCCATTTAGCAGTTCAAGAATTCTCGAAGGAAGATTTAGTTAACTTCGAAATTACATTAACTAATCCATCATTAATTTATAAGCGCCAGCAAGTAGATTTAATGAATGAACAGGTTAATTTAATTGGTAATATCTTAGAAAAGCGTTTATTCTCAAGAAAATATATTTACGAAAAAATATTTGGATTGTCCGAAGTAGAATGGAAAGCGGATCAAGAACGAATCTTAGAAGATTTAAAAGAAGAATTTAGAAAAGAACAAATTGCAACCGAAGGAAACGATCCTAAATTATCAGGAGTATCACGCGGCACGCCACACGATTTAGCATCCATGCAAATGGCAACTTCCGAAGGTGACCATGTTAAAAAATTATATGGCGAAGAAGATGGTCGGGAAGATAATCCAGGCAGACCAGAAAAAGAAGGATCATTCGAACGTCATAAAGATCCCACAATGGGACGAGATCCAGTTGGTAAAAAAGCCCTCGATGCTGCCGTAGGAGTTGAATCTATATTAAGATCAATGCCGCAAGGTAAAATAGACAGACGTAGATTTTTAAGTGAAGATATTGATACGAATTCAGAGAATCTAGGAATTCTGGATGATACTAACTTGATTAGTGATTTAGAATAATATATATATTATATACAAAGGACTCGATCCACATGAAATTAAAACATAGTAAATATAAAAATACCGGATTAATTTTCGATATATTATCTAGAAAGATGGTATCCGAGGTTTTATCCGGAGAAGGAAACGTGAGCGCCAACATTGTTAAAAAACACTTTAACGCTAAAAGTGAACTTCGAAAAGAATTGAAACTATATCACACATTAATCAATGAAACTGCGCGAACTCCACAGTTTGCTGATAGATTGATTGAAATTGTTTTGGACATTCGTAAGAAATTAAATGGTAAGAAACTCAATGAAGAAAAATACAAATTAATATCTGAAATTAAAAAGTATTATAATTTTGAAGATTTCTTTGCATCTCGGGCAACTAAATATAAAGAGTCTGCCTCAGTATATAAATTATTCGAATCTACACCATCCCAGGCCCCGTCAGATTATTTACAATGTAGAGAAACCTTAATTGAAAGTATAACCAAAACTGATATAGAAACTCCAGTAGATTTATGGGCAGGAGAAGATTCAATAACTAAAAAATTGGCATTTAAATTAATCGTTGAAAAATTCAACGAAAGATACAAAGGATTAAATACCAAACAAAAAGAGTTATTATCCAAATATATCAATACCGATATAGAATCAGATGATTTCAAAACGTATGTAATAACGGAAGTATTAGATGTAACCAAAAAATTACAACGTAAAAATATCCAAGATCCAACATTAAAAATCAAGATAAATGAAATCTGCAATCTATCCGAAAAAATGATTGCGAGTAAATTCGTTAAAGAAGAGCATTTATCATCACTTTTAAAATTTTATCAATTGCAGGATGTACTTAAATGAAGCAACAAACTAATCAATTATTAAGAAAAATAATTCGTGAAGAATTAAAGAAAGTAAATGAAGGTTCCAGCGATTTCGTCGCAAAATACGATTCGACGAATATCATTATTAAACACGGGTATAAATCTTATAGTGATGACGAATTAGGTATAATATACGAAGCATATGGTAAAGTTATGTCTAACCTAAGACGTACAGAAAACTATAGTATAGCACCTACAAAAATTACAATAGAATTTTAATGCAAAAACTCTTAGAACAATTATCTCAACAATTCAATCTTGAAGAAGATGAAGAACTCATTGATGAAATGAGTGACACCGGATGTTTAGACGGAGGAGAAGGTCCACCAAGAACACCTAATATGTTCCAAAAAAAACCAAAGAGTAAAAGAGATAACGAAATTGATAATGCCAAAGAAGATAGTGTACCATTTTCAAAATGGGAAGAAACTGATAAATGGTTTATTAAGATAGAAAGTATATTGAAGAAGTTTAATTAATGTCAAAACAGTATAAAATATATAAAGTAGTAAATACATTGAATAATAAAATTTACGTAGGTAAGACAGTTAGAACAGGAACTGAATATGATAAATATTTTGGGTCGGGTATATTAATTAAAAATGCTATTAATAAACATGGGCTTGACAACTTTACTAAAGAATTGATTGAAGAATGTACTGATGCGGATCATATGAATGACCGAGAAAAATATTGGATATCAACATTGAATACGATTACACCGAACGGATATAATATACATTATGGGGGAGAAGGTGGGGATTCTTTTTACTATATGACTACCGAACAAAAAGATAAAATCTTTGAAAAAAGAATAGCGAATAACCCAGATATGTATACAAAAATATGGGAATCACGCAGACGAAACGGTACTGATACTTATTCGGGACAAGCTTTATTAAATATAACTCTTGCAAATAGAGCTAAGGCTCGTGATCCTATAGTTTTAAAAAAAATAAGCGATTATCAATTAATGTGCAGTTCGACTATTAAGAAATATCATATACAAATTTTACCAACAAATGAAATTGTAGAATTGATTGGAATTGGATCTGTTAAACAATATGTGATGGAATATAATATATCTAACAATAAAAAATATAGAGAACGATCAAATTACTGGAAATTATTATATGGCGGGTCAACCAATGATATGATACTTCTTAAAAAACCGAGGGTGAATGTATGAATAAACAATTATTAGTTGAATGTATACCCTTTAATTATAGTAGTGTTGCTATTACTGAAAATATTAATACAACGGGTCGATTGATAGTTTCGGGTGTTTTGCAACGGGCCAATGTTCGCAACCAGAATTTACGAATCTATCCAAAACACATACTAGAACGTGAAATAACAAGATACACACAAAATGAAATAAGCCAACGAAGAGCCCTTGGAGAATTAGACCATCCCGAATCATCCGTGGTGAATCTACGTAATGTATCTCATAACATATTAGAAACATGGTGGGATGGAGATGATCTATGTGGTAAAATCGAAGTGTTAAATACTCCAGCTGGAAATATACTAAAAGAATTATTTAAAGCAGGTATTACATTAGGTATTAGTTCAAGAGGAATGGGTAGTGTAAAAACATTACATGAAGATAACGGAGAAGACACAGTAGAAGTTCAAAATGATTTTGAAATTGTATGTTGGGATTTCGTTAGTAATCCATCAACTCATGGCGCATTTATGAAGCCAGTAAATGAATCCGTACAAAGGGAAAATAATACGATAACGGAAGCCAATGAATTAATTAACGGGATTATCTGTGAATTATCCGGCGTGTGCTGCTTATAAAAGGTAATAATGGAAAAATACGAAACAATAAATAATAAACAAGCCAAAAGCCTTTTAAAAAAAATGGCTACTAAATATGGTGAGACTTCTAATATATATTTAGAGATAGAAGATTGCGTAGAACAATTTACATTGTCCGATGATACTATGAATTGGCCTAGTAGATCCGTAGTAATATTAAACAAGACATTAGAAAAATGTAGGGTACTAGAAGAAATGAAAAAACAATCATTAGCAGAACAAAAATTGCGAAGACTTATTCGTAATGAAATTAAAAGAATAGTTGAAGCGCCCAATTTCGATGACATGAGTTCCGGGATGCAGCGCAGAAGATCGGCAACCGACGCTGTGAATAACGCAAAAGGCGGAGAAGTTATAAATACGCCAAAAGGTGACTTTCAGGCGGTAAAATCTATTAAATCAATAGAATTAAAACCAGGCGATGTATTTTTAAGTACATATAATCAATTCAACCAAGGAGCTGAAATACATGAGTTTGTGGGAATTACTGACGATTCTACTAAATACGGAGAACAATTTGAAAAGCAGAAAAAGGTAACATTTAAAACTGTTAAAGATTGTTTGCGTCATTATAAAGTATCCTCGTTGAAAGCTTTAGAAGAATTGCAAAGGAAAAATGAATATGGTTACCAATCATATATGTGTGTTAAAGATTTAATAGACGGAGATTCGGGCGCCTGGTTCTATATATATCAAGGTAAATGGTGCCGCGGTTCTGGTGCAGAAAAATTATCATTCACATTGCTAAAACGTGTATAAAATATGAAAACAAAATCAATGATAAAATTACTAGAAGGATTTGGCGATGACCAAGTTAAATTTTCTAAAGATGAAAGAAAAGCATTCTTAGAGAATATAAGAAACTTTAGTAGATATAGCGAATCTATCTATCGTTCTGCTAAACTTGCTGAAATTGCCGAAGAGATTGGACAAACTATTAAAGTTGCCCAACAAATGAATTTACAAGAAACCGATGGTTGGTTTGATAATGTAACGGTAAGTCGCCATAATAAAAGAATGGAAGAGGCTTATAAAACATTCCAAAATTCAGCCAAGGAAGTATCCGTTCTCCAACAAAGAATGGAATCCGCGTATGAAGACATAGCAGAAACATTGAAAAAATATTACGACGTATAGAATATTAAACATGAATAAAAAGTTTCAAAAAAGAATAGATTCGATAATACCCGGACAAAGCACCGCGGTACGAGTAGTAGATAATGATATATCTTATGCTCTAAGGTTATTTAAAAAAGAAGTTAAAGACTCGAATAAATTAAAAGAGTATTATTCCAGAAAAGAATTTACAAAGCCAAGTATTATACGCCGGGAACAATTAGCCCTGGCAAGATATAAAAATACCAAGGGATTGATGAATGAAAATTAAATTAACAGACATACTAAAATCTAAACTATTAACTGAAGCAAAGATCAAATATGGTCTTAAATCAGTAAGTGGTGGATTTAATGATGGAGTAGATATTGTTCCCGGTAAAAATATATCCGCAGGAAAAATACTCATCAATGTAACTCTATATGGTGGAGGTAGTAAAGATTGGCATGCTTTTCCTGCTCCATCCCAAGTACAAGAATATATTAATGCTTGGCAAGAAGCCCAAACCACAGGAGATCCAATATCAAATGATATCGAGGTTAATATAGAAGCATACTATAGTCTAATTAAAAAAGAAATTGGCATTAATCTAATTAAGGCATTACAAGAGTTTGACCAAAAAGCATCCCAGATAATTAAATCATCTGTGGCAGCAGTAAATCGTAGATATGCTCCGGAAGAACAACCCGAGGAAGAACAACCGCGCGCGGAACCAAAACCTAAACCACAAGTACAAGCTCCTCAACAACAAAGAAGACCAGTAGATCCAAGAAAACAACAAGGTGTATAAGATGAAGAAATTAAGACTTAGCGATACTATTAAGAAAGATTTGAATGAAGTTGATTATGGCGGTAATAAAAATGAACTGGATAATCGTTTATTTGTAGCTCTTAATGACCTAGCACAGCTGTGTTCATATTTAGGAGACGCTCAGAAAAAAATTAGTAATAAAGAAGTAAATAAATTTAGAAACGAACTTCGGCAAAGATATAAGCGAGTCGACGAGTACATTGAAAAATACGCAAAATAATGGTTTTCTATTTTTGAATTATATATATTTGTATAATACTAGATCTCAATATCTAGTCAATAATGTTTATCTAACAACATATTAAGAATTCCCCAATATTCTTACGATAAGGAAAAGTAATCAATGAATGATTTACTAAAAGACGCAATTGCAGATGCAAAGGCAGTACGAGACACTGCATACGCAAGCGCAAAGGCAACATTAGAAGAAGCGTTCCAGCCAACTATTCAACGGATGATTTCATCTAAGTTAGCTGAAGAAGAAGGTGACGAAGAAGAATTCGAAACAGAACCAGAAATGGAAGCACCTGCCCCCGAGGCAGAAGCACCAGTAGCAGAACCAGAAATGGAAGCACCTGCACCAGAACCTGAATACGAAGAAGAGGAAGATTTAGAGCTTGAAGCTTTAATTCGCGAATTGGAAATGGAAGATGAGGATGAATTTATGGCAGAAGGTGATTACATGGACGACGGCGAAGAAGCTGTACCAGCTGAAATGGGCGATTCTTTAGACGAAAATGATGATTTAGATTTGGAATTGGAATCATTAATTCGCGAATTAGAAGGTGAAGATGAATTTGAAGCTGAACCTGAAATGGAAGACGAACCAGTTATGGAACGCAGACGTGTTTCTCGAACAATCCAAAATGAAAACAAACAGTTAAAGAAAAAGTTAAATGAAGCATATACTGCTATTTCTACTTTGAAAACTGCCATTGCGGATGTAAATTTATTAAATGCAAAATTAATGTATTGCACTAAAGTATTACGCGGATCTAATTTATCAGAAGAAGCGCAAACTAAAGTGTTGAAGCAATTTGATCGAGCATCTAATATTAGAGAAGTGAAATTGATTTATACTACATTAGTTGAGTCTATTAAGAAAAAAGCAACCGTGTCAAAAAGAATTACCGAAGGTGCGTCAAAACGACAAGTTGCAATTACTAATAAATCCAACGAATTTAGTTTTGCACCACGATGGCAGCACATCGCGGGTATTAAGAAATAACAAACAAGGAGTAAAATGAATATTCAAGATTTACTGCCTAAAGATTACCAAACACATCGTAAAAGGGAAATTCTAGCTCTTACTTCTAAATGGAGAAAGACTGGATTACTTGAGGGTCTAGACGGTCCTGATGCGGGTAATATGGCACAATTGCTTGAGAACCAAGCAAGACAATTAGTAACTGAAGCCAATAGAACTGGTGCAGAAACTAATTCAGAAGAATGGGCAGGTATTGCACTTCCATTAGTGCGAAGAGTATTTGCGGATATATCTTCAAAAGAATTTGTATCGGTTCAACCGATGAATTTACCAAGTGGACTAGTATTCTTCCTAGACTTTAAGTATGGAACAGGACAACCTGGATTTAATACTGCAGCTGGTAAGAATTCGCAGAATGACTCGTTATTTGGTATAACTGACTCTAACAAAGGTACTACAACTAATCCTTATGGTGACACAACTCCATGGGAAGGTTTATATGGACCAGGTAGATTCGGATATACAATTAACGATTATAGTTCATCTGCAACTACAAGAGGTGCTACATTAAGTACATCTAACTTTACTACAGGTTCTGTAGCTGCTACTGATTATAACTTTAATAGTTTATTCAGCGGATCTATCGTTGCTGTTGGATCTAGATTGAAAAAAATCACTGTATCGCAATCAAGATTTTCTAACCCAGATTTAAAATCAGTTAGAGCTTGGACTATTACGAATAGCACAGGTACGTTGGTTTATGATATGTATCCAGAATTTACTAAGTATAACACTACTGCGAAGACAGTAACATTTATTGTTTCATCTTCAATTGGTGGTGCTACGGATGCATTGAAATTTAATTACCACAAACAACCAACCGATATTACTAGAGGTGACTTTGAAGAAGGTCGTACTCAAAGTGGTGCAGGTACGGAAGCGTTGGATATTCCAGAAATCAATCTTGAATTCCGTTCGGAAGAAATTGTTGCTAAGACGCGTAAGCTGAAAGCAAAATGGACACCAGAATTTGCGCAAGATATTAACGCATACCAAAACATTGATGCGGAAGCGGAATTAACATCTATTTTAGGTGAATATATTTCTCAGGAAATTGACCTTGAAATATTAGATATGTTAATCCACGATGCACAAACAATTGAATATTGGGATGCGAGATTAGGATTCGAATTTAATGGTACAAATGCATTCAATCAAACTTCTGCGAACGCAGCGGCTTACAACCAAGGAACATGGTTCCAAACGTTGGGAACAAAAATGCAAAAAGTATCGAACCGAATTCACACTAAAACATTACGAGGTGGTGCTAACTTCTGCGTAGTTTCTCCAACGGTTGCAACAATCCTAGAATCTATTCCTGGATATGCTGCTGACACAGATGGCGACAAAATGAAGTTTGCAATGGGTGTTCAAAAGGTTGGATCACTTAATAGCAGATTCCAAGTTTATAAGAATCCTTATATGACTGAGAACTGCATATTGATGGGATTCCGAGGAAGTCAGTATTTGGAAACAGGTGCGGTGTACGCGCCATATATTCCATTAATGATGACACCACTTGTATTAGACCCTGATAACTTCACACCAAGAAAAGGTGTGATGACCAGGTACGCGAAGAAGATGTTAAGACCTGAATTTTATGGTAAGATTTATGTGAATTCATTGAATACACTTTAATCTTTAGGTATTGATTAATTTTAATAAGAGCCGGGGACGAATAATCCTCGGCTTTTTTTATGTTATTCCCGGATTATTTATATTTATATTAAAAAGGAATTCTATGCCATCATCTTCGGATAAACAAAGGCGGTTATTCAGTGTAGTTAAATCGGTACAATCCGGTGAGGCAGATCCTGAAACCGTTTCCGATAAAGTTAAACAATTAGCAAAGAAATTGGATAAACAAACAGTTGACGATTTTGCTAAGTCAGAAGAAAGATCCCAACCATACAAAACCGAATCATTACGTAGAGTATCTGGAATGTTAAGAGAAATCAATAAAAAAAAATATGGATAATACTAATACAAAAAGACAACCAAAGTCCGATATTAAATTTTCAATCACATTATCAGAGGAACAAAAAAGAGCAAAAGAACAAATATTAACACACGCATTCAATTTTATTGAAGGGAAAGTTGGTAGTGGTAAAACATTAGTTGCTTGCCAAATTGCATTGGATTTATTTTTTAAACGAGATGCTCAGAAAATAGTAATTACCAGGCCAACTGTAGGAACAGAAGATAATGGATTTTTACCTGGAACATTTGAAGAGAAGATGGAACCTTGGATGGTTCCAATTCGAGATAATATGCGGAAGGTATATAACTATCCAGAAAAGCTGGATAAGCATTTTAAAAATAATGATATCGAATTAGTATCATTATCCCACTTCCGCGGTAGAACATTTGAGAATGCAGTTTGTATTATAGATGAATTTCAAAACCTAACCAAACAGCAATTAGCAATGGCATTGGGTAGATTGGGAAAAGGAAGTATTATGATATTCTGCGGTGACAGTAAGCAAATAGATTTAAAACAAGCTAACGATTCCGCAGTACATGATGTAGCAAAATTAGAAAGTAGCAGATTCGTTTATCGTGTTAAATTAATGGAAAATCATAGACACGAAGCAGTAGACGATGTATTGAATTTATTATACAATTATCATTAAGGAATTTATGCCATTAAAACCAAACAGACAAATAGGCAAACGATCTAGAAAAGAAGATGTATTAGATGCCAAAAAGAATCGCACCTGGATAACTCCTAAAGGTAAGAAGTACGAATTTGATTATGAGAAGCAAGGAAGTAGATATATATTTATATTAATCTACAAAGATAATAGAATGAGAGTTCCCGAATCTGATTGGAACCGAACTGATATAGATGATTTAATAAATTCAATGGAAAAAGGTATGGCAATAGAAAATAAAAAATCAAATCGACTACGACAAATAATTAAAGAAGAAATTCGACACGTAATGAATGAAACTGAATTGACACCTGGAAGTTGGGCATCGGACTCCCAGATAGACGAATATATATTAGCTAATGGTGGCACAGATGACGATATAGAAGACTGGAGAAATTTGACAGACTATGGGGATATACAATCGGCCCGGGTTGAATATGTTTCTGATGCCAACGAATTTTTAAAAAAATATAATTTAAGAGTTTCGGGAGTCCGGGAAACTAAAGATGGCAATGAGTTAGAATGGAAAATATATAAAAAAACCGACCCGATTGGTAATTATGATTTTGAGAAAATACAAAAGTTAGCTAATAAATTAGGTTTCACACAAGGTGTTATTGATATCAAGACTAAGAGAATTAATCCTGGGACGGATAAACCTAAAAAAAATCAACATGCTACAGTGATACCGTTTTCATTAAAAGATGAAATGACTTGGGTAACCGGTGGATTGCGTCATATAGGTAAAAAAATACAAGTATCTAGAACAGAAGCAAAAAAAGTATGGGATTCGAACGAAGTTAAATTTAAAAAATTCCATAAAGCATTGCAACAACTAGTTGGTAACGATAATGTATCCATTCGGTGGTATGTAAAAAATTCCAATTTTGGTGGACCTGTATCTGGTCTTGGGGTAAATTTAGCCCCAACTGTAATATTCAAATTTAAATAATTGGCAACCAATGGCAGCAGGAAAGCATACATTTATACTTGAACAAGGTACTACATTCGATATTCGAGTAGACTATAAAAATAATAACGGCACTCCAGTTAACCTAACCGGTTATTCTGCAAGAATGCATATTCGTCCTCAACCAACTGCTGATACTATTTATTGTAGAATTACAGGAACACCAACGGCAGATGGTACAAAAATAATAACCACACCAGTAAGTGGTAGTGTAACATTACCTGCTACCTCAGGATCATTAGGTCTTTATATAAGTGCATACAGTTCTAGTTTATTTACATTTACCGAAGGATATTACGATATAGAAATATATTCCGGATCTGGAGTAACTGAATATGTAACCAGAATATTAGAAGGTAAGATTAAAGTAACTAAAAATACTACTAGATAATCAAAAGGTATGAATGCCAATTGATATACATAATTCACCTGATATTGTTGTAGAAATACAATCGGTAACTAAGAAATTAGTTATTAATGATAATAATCTTATTACTCATGTAACATCTCCTGGTGAACCTAAAGTATTTATAGTACATGATAAAGGCAATCAAGGTTCTCCTGGACCTCGTGGAGCATCCGCAGGTGGATTATTTTACCAAGTATCAGAAACACCAATAACATACGCTACTACATCATCCATTAAACTTTATGATATAAGTAGTAGCATTGTCCCATTCACAAGTTCAATCTACACCACAACCTTCAATTTGGGGTCAGAAACACGCCCTTGGAAAAAAGTCTATACCACAAACGACGGAATCTTCTTTGTAAACGCGAATACAGGGGCCTATACAACGTTATATGGGGGTGACGGGTATATAGGGGTAGGACAGTCGAGATTGTCAAGGAGAGGGGCGGAAATCACGGGGTCTGTGAGACTACAATCCTCAGCGTCTGCTGATATCTTAGGAATGTACAGCGGATCGGCCCTAAAACTCAAAATCAATAAAGATGGGATTATGGTGTTTTCATCAATACACCCATTACCTGCGTCGGTGGTTGGCGGATTAGCATTTAGTGGTAGTAATTTTTATTTTGGTTTATAATTATATATATAATAAATAGGATTAAATAAAATGGCAGAATGGAAGAAGTTAGTAGTATCCGGTTCGGCAGCAACACTTGGTAGTTTAAGTGTATTAGGATCTGGACAAACTGGTTACATAACAAATAAAAGTACCGTAGCCGGTACAAAAATAACAGGTTCATTTAGTGGATCTTTTAAAGGTGATGGATCTCAATTAACAGGTCTTACACCTGGCGCGGTTACTTCATATACGAATGCGTCAAATAATCGAATTATAACTTCAGTAGATGCTAGCACAATTAATGGCGAATCTAATTTAACTTTTGATGGTTCGATATTTACCGTAACTGGTAGAGCAAGCATATCTACTTCCGTAACAGCCTCTTCTGCCCAATTAACAGGACTTCCTGCAGGAACGGATAACACAGTAGTAGTTGTAAATTCTACGGGTAATTTAGTTACGGATGAAATCGATGCTAGAGTATGGGGCGCGACATTAGTAGATGCTACAGGTACTCCGGCAAACGATCAGATAGCAGTATTTACAGATGCCGATACGGTTGAAGGTTCTGCCGGTCTAACATATACAGGCGCTATTTTTAGTGTTACTGGTCGAGGTGTATTTTCTACCTCATTAACAGCATCCGCAATTCAAGCTACTACATTGCCAACCGGTACTGATAATACCGTGGTTGTAGTTAATGCCGCAGGTAATTTAGTTACCGATGAAATTGACGCGAGAGTTTGGGGTTCTACTTTAGTAGATGGTACCGGTGCAAGTACAAGACTTGCATATTGGTCAGATGCCGATACATTAACTAGTAACGCTGGTCTTACTTTCGACGGTACATTATTAACTGCAGGTTCTAGTACATTTGGTACGAACGTTGTAGTAGCAGGAGATTTATCCGTATTAGGAACCACATTTAATGTAAATGTTGCTAATATTAATGTTGAAGATAAATTCATATTATTAAATTCTGGATCGGCAACCGGTGATGGTGGTATTATAGTTCAAAATAATGCAGCCACAAAAGGTTTCGCATTTGCATTTGATGATTCCGCAGACAGATGGGGATTCCAGGGTAATATATTACTTCATGCAACTGGATCTGTATTAGTACCTGACGCATATGTAGCCGCAGTAGTAGACGTGGATGGTGGATTGACTAATATAGCATTACAACAAAAGAATGGTAA